ATGGATAAATTCATGGATAGAGATGAGCTTAAGGAGCTCTGTGAGCTTTTGCAAATACCAGCTCATTGCTATGGAAATCTTCCCATGATGAAGATAAACTACAAGAAAATGAACAAGATATACCACCCTGATAAAGGAGGGGATGCTGAAAAGATGAAAAGAATGAATGAACTTTGGCAAAAGCTGCAGGATGGTGTGTGCAATGCGAGAGATGAAGGCCCAGTGAGTAGATGGTTTTGGGAATATGAAGCAATGACTTTAAGCGAGTTTTTAGGGCCTGATTTTCAAACTAGATTTTGCAAAGTTTATCCTTGCTGTGCTTTCACTCCAAAGGAGTTCTGTATGTGTGTTTGTTGCTTGCTTAACAAACAGCATAGAATTTACAAAGTAAAAAAGGAAAAGAAATGCCTTGTTTGGGGAGACTGCTTTTGCTACCGCTGCTACCTGCTTTGGTTTGGATTTCCACACAATGAAGAGAGCTTCCACTGGTGGGCTATGATTTTAGCTGAAACTGAGCTAAAACTTCTGAATCTTTTCAACCCTGGAGCATGGGGTAAGTATGTCTATGGGGTGGGCAATTGTTATATTGCTATGCACTAATTGCAGTTTATAATTTCAGTCTGGTGAGAGTGTGCCTCGGCCCCCTCCCTATGGGCACAGCAGCTGGGAGCACTGGTGGAGGAATTTTAACAGAGAGTGGGATGACCTCTTTTGCTCTGAAGAGTTCAGCAGTTCTGATGACGACGGAAGATCTCAGAGTCCGAGCCCTGGACCGAGCACTGGACAATCTAGTAGGAGGCCTTCTCCCCCCCCCCAATCCCAATCATCCTATTCTGCCACCCCCCCCAAGCCCAAGAAACGCAAAACGGAACATGTTCCTGATGATTTTCCTGCTGTGCTTCATAATTTCCTTAGTCATGCTATTTATTCTAACAAGACATCTTCATCCTTTTTGATCTATACTACTACTGAGAAAGGAGAAAGCCTATACTCCTTAATTGATAAGTTTAAGCCAGAATTTAAGGCTAGATTTGCATATCAAGAGGCCTGCATCTTGTTTATAATCACAGCTGGTAAACATAGAGTGTCTGCAATTAAGAATTTCTGTGCCACTCACTGCACTGTCAGCTTTTTAATCTGTAAAGCTGTTATTAAACCTCTTGAATGTTATCAAGAAATGAAAAGTGACCCATTTAAGCTTGTGGAGGAAAATAAGCCTGGCCTTTACATGAGTGATTTTGCTGAAGGGCCGGAAAAGCCTGGTGTAGATTGGAATCTGTTATCTGAATTTGCTGTGGCTAATAACCTTGATGATCCCTTACTAATTATGGGGTTTTACCTTGACTTTAGTAATGAGCCTGATGCATGCACAAAGTGCAATCAAAAGAAGCTTAAAACTCATTATAAGTTCCATCCTGATCATTACAAAAATGCTCTGTTATTTAAGGAGTGCAAAACTCAGAAAACAGTGTGTCAGCAGGCCTCAGATGTTGTACAAGCTAAACAAAGATTAAAGCTTGTTGAGCTTACTAGAGAGGAGTTGCTCACTGAAAGATTTCAAATGATGTTAACTAAATTAGAAGATGTGTTTGGTCAAATTACCATAATGGAGTATATGGCAGGTGTTGCATGGTATAATTGTATGTTTGAAAATGTGGATCAATTAATTGTGCAAATACTAGAATTGTTTGTTGAGAACATCCCAAAAAAGAGAAATATTTTGTTTAGAGGTCCCATTAACTCTGGAAAAACCACCCTGGCTGCAGCAGTGTTGGATTTGGTGGGAGGGAAAACCCTAAATGTCAACTGCCCTGCTGAAAAACTCCCCTTTGAATTAGGGTGTGCTATTGATCAGTTTGCTGTGGTTTTTGAAGATGTAAAAGGTCAAGTGTCTCTGAATAAGTCTTTGCAGCCAGGTCAAGGAGTAAGCAACCTTGACAATTTAAGAGATTACCTGGATGGCAGTGTTAAAGTTAACCTGGAAAAAAAGCATGTGAATAAAAAGTCTCAGTTTTTCCCACCTTGTATTACCACCATGAATGAGTATATGATACCTGATACCTTGTATACTAGATATGCAAAAGTTGTAGATTTTGCACCCAAGAGATTTTTGAAGAAAACACTGGAAGAAAACCCCAATCTTATGGTTAAGAGAATTTTGCAAAGTGGATTAACCTTGTTTATCATGCTTGTATATCATTTGCCTGTGAGTAGCTTTGTTAAAGCATTGCACCAAGATGTAACTTACTGGAAACAAATAATTGATAAGTATGTAGGTGACAGCACATTTTACAAGATGCAAGACAATATTAGAGATGGGCATGATCCTCTGCTGGGGATTGTAGTAATAGATGATGAAGAAGAAACCCAAAATACAACTCAGGATGACTCTGGAATTCAAATGTAAAAGTTTTATTGCCTGCTATGCTTAAGCCCCCAAAGCCCCGGGGCCTCTCTGTTAAGCTGAACTGAAACAATAAAGCTGCGGTTATGCCTTTTCATTTCCTGGTATTTGTGTGGTCTCTTCCCCAAACTGGTTAACATATCTGTTTAGGTCGGGATCCCCCGGCAATCCCTCCAAGCCTTCATAAATTCTCACTTCTTCTACTTGTGCATCATCACCTTGCATAGGCTGCCCTTGCATTTTTGGGATTAAATTGTTATACAAACTGGTCAGCAAGCTGGTAACTGGGTAGGGGTTTTTCACATTCCTTTTTCTCAAGGTCACATTAAAGTATCTTGGCAGCCCTCTGAAAGACATTTTGTTGTTATAACCATCAACATAAAATCCACAAATATCCACACAGGATAGAAACAAACCATCTCCTTTGCACAGTGGGCCTACACCATTTTCATCCAGCAGCACAGTAGTAACTGTGTTGGTAAACTGCAACACGGGAGGGGTGGTTTGTCCTCCAGTATAGGTACCAAAGTACCTGGTGTTTTCATTTTTAGCAGGGTCTGGAGACCACACTTCTACTGGATAAGCACCATCCTTAGTAAGCTTAGCTTTAGCCCCAGGCTGCAAAACCTGATTTAGGTGTGTCATATTAGGTATGCCAACTACACCCTCAGGGTATACAGCCTGTCCGTTAGCCACTATTCCCTGCAAATCTAGCGGTTCTCCACCAACAGCAAAGAAATGCAAGGCCAATCCTTCAATTGGAATTGCAGCACCATTGCCATCATACATCTTTTTTCCATAAAAATGCACATCAGTAAGAGACGGAGCACCAATCACTTCAGTTTTAACACTGACAGCCTCCCACATTTCCAAAGTGTCACAGGTTAGGTCTTCATTAAGCACTGGAAGGGCAATTCTGGCACAGCTGTACGTGGGGAGATGGTCTGCTTTTGGTTTGTCATTATCCCAAGCAGTAGCAATAGTTATAGGCATAGAATATCCAGTCATTTTAGAAGTAGAAGCAAGCGTGCCCATTCTAGGATTAAGGTAGGCCTCAATTTGTGTTATGCTATCAGGGCCTGTTCTAACACTAAGTACCTGCACCCCCCCTTTAACAATTAGCTTAGGCACTGGATTAACAGCAGGGCAAGCTTTAGTTGAGCATTTAGTAGAGCAGGACTTTTCTCCTTTAGATTCTCCTCCTTTTCTTTTTGGGGCCATCTTCCTCTTCTATTTTTTCAATTTCTGCTCTCCAAGCTGGAGTAATGTCACCATACAATCCTAAAATTAGAGGTAGCATCCAGTCAGGAGTTGTTCTTTGATGAGCTCCTCCAGGAGCTTCATATCTTTCCACAACTTCACCAGAACTATGAGGCTGTTCCTCTTCAATAGCCCTTCTGTTCCTTTGGGGGGCTTCAATCCTTCTTTCCAGCTGCCTAACTTGAGCAGGATTTAATGGAGGGAGCCTGCTATAATAATCAGCTAAGGCACTGTAAGCATTTGCTGGCCCATTTGTGATAACCTATCTTGTATTTTCAGCCACTCTAGCTAAGGCATCATGAAAGGAGTGGTGGGCCCTTACAGCAAGCTCATTTGTGGCCTGCCCAATCTGTAGGCGAGCCTCTCTGACTAAGCTGTCCCAGATATATCTTCCTACATAATTAAACAAGCTGCTCCCCCAGTTTTCAACAACATTAATAGCTTGGACAAAACTGTTTACTCCAGGGAAAAGGATATCATAATAATCCTGAGGTCTCCAAATACTCAAAGCCATGCTGTTTTGATTCACTACAGACACTTGGTGTTGTTCAATTCTAATCCCAGCAGCCACCAAAGCACTGACACCTGTAACAGTTTGAAAAGTAATGCCTAAGCCAACCAAATCTCTTAAAGCTGAAGGAACAGCAAACAACATAGAAATACTCTCAGCAGAAATCCCAGTAGCCTCTAAAGCCTCAGCAGCAGTTAGTGCCAGTCCTGTACTAGACATTAGCCATGAGGCCTCTGCTTCAACAGCTGCGGCAGCCTCTCCTGAGATTATAGCTTCAACCGAAAATCCAGTAGCAGCACTTAATTCAGGTAAAGCTTCAGCAAGGTTCAACAGCAAAGATATAAATCCTCCCATTTTCACCCTAAAAATTAAAAAACTTACCGTTAGGCCTTTAAATTTAAATTTCCCGCTCTTAAGAGCCCGCCAAAACTTGTTCAAGTCACCCAGGATGTCAGTCACCCTTTGCAGAGTTTCCTGTGTCACAAATAAGAGGAAGTAAGTGACTAAGAATAGGGCTGGGTAACCTAGCAACCCTGTCTGCAGAGGCCTCTAGCGGCTGGGAAAGTTTCTGCAGAACAGCTGTGGTCAGCGCATCCTGGTTTCATATCTCTAAATATCTGCAAATTACATAGTGCAGCCTCTGCAACCATGGCAACCCTGTTTTTTTTACTTAGATATAAGAGGCCAGGGGCCTTTAGCCTCCTCCATCCTTAAAGTAAAGGAGAGAGGCAGTTGGAGGCTTCTGGGGCTTTGGCTCTTAAAGCTAATCTTTTTGCCAAATTGCAATTAAGAGGCTTTTAGAGGCTTGTAGGGGCTTAACCTAAGTTGCTCTACAGCTTTTTTCCCGCTCTTTTTGCATTCAAAA